ACAACACCTCAGAGCGATGGCTCATGCATAATGTAGGGTGCGGGTTGCGGGTCGGCATATACGTACACATGATGGAGAAGCGATCAGCGACAAATCTCATTTTCTCTGGTACGCTGTGCACATAGAAATGTACGTCAGATTGCCTAAACTGACGTAAAACTGACGTTAGTTATGGATAGTAAGGTATAATATGGAAAAGGAACTACAGATTCGTCCTGAGAGTGTTGCTCTTGTAGAGTATTTGGACCCTGATAGAGACTATGGGGAGCTTACATATCAGGATATATGTGACGGAATAATGAATGGTACTATCTATGCAAAGCCGGGTGGTTCTGACGGGGTAGGTCAGCCGGTATTACGCAATGCTGCCACAGGTTATTCAATAGCTGGTAGTGGGAAAGTACCGAACTCTGGCAATGTTAAGGTAGACGAAGAAGCTAAAGAAATTTTTAAAAATCGTATAAACTTAGATATCAATATGCTATATGATTTAATTGTAGCTAATGCTAAACGCGGTAATGTAAAAGCACAGATGTGGTTAGCAGAGAAAGCGACTGGTAAACCTACGGAAGAACGTGTTGCATCTTCTGCTCATGAGATAGCTACAATGATGGCTAATATGAACAGGGGTCCGGTAACGATAAACATGAATAACTTGGACGACGATGAACGACAACGACTCTTTAGTATCGTTGACTGATAGTGATGATAATTTCACATACCCATCGTGGTATGACGAAACATGGAAATACCTTGATATCTTAGGCAAGAATACTGGGTATGTTCCTTTTGATTGGCAAAGGGAAAATATTCACAAGCGAACTGAAAAGAGAATCATAGCTGCATGTGGTCGTCGTGCTGGTAAATCTACTGCTATTGTAGCTGAAGCTTGGAAAGAACTACTAAAGCATCCTGTTACAGTAGCAGGCACAACTCATTTTCCTTTAGTCTATCTTGTTGCGCCGAACTACGAATTGACTATGCGTGTGTGGGAACCATTTGTAAAATCCTTTCGTCCCGGCACAGAGCTTTCAAAATTTATAAAATCCCATAACAAAGAACGTCGTTTAGTTGAATTGCACTCAGGGGCTAAAATCCAAGCAAAGTCTGCTGATAACGAAGTGTCATTACAGGGAGATAGAGTTACAGCAGCTATTGTAGATGAAGCACACGATGTCTCCGATAGTGCACGGAACGAGTTCATGCCAGCGTTGACAGATGCTAAGGGTCGCCTTATTGCGATTGGCGTACCGCAAAGCAATAACTGGTTTAGGTCTTATTGGGAACGTGGACAATCTACCCTCCAAGAAGATAGTGATTACTACTCATTCTCTGTAGCTTCTACCGCTAACCCCAACATAGATGAAAGTGTTATGGAGGAAGCTCGACTGGAATATCCAGAAATTGAGTACCGCCAAAGATTTTTAGCTGAGTGGGCTGAAGCAGAAGGTAAAGTATTTAAGAATGTTGATGATTGCTTTAATGTAGAACTACAGCCGTGGCAAAAAGGTAACCATTACTTGATGGGATTGGATGTAGCAAAGCATCATGACTACACAGTAGCCTATGTAATAAATATCAAAGACATGTCAATAGTAGCTTCTGATAGATTTAATGGGCTGTCATATACAGCTCTGGGACCTCGTATTGCAAGCATGTATCAAGAATATAAATGCCAAACAATACATCTAGACGCGACGGGAGTAGGTGAAGCTGTCAGGGATATTTTAGTTGATGAAGGGTGTCACATAACTTCATTTAAATTTACCAACCAAAGTAAAGCACAATTAGTGTCTACACTAGTTGCAGAGGTCGAGCATGGACGTGTACACTTTCCTATAGACGATGAACAGCTAAAACGAGAGTTGAAACTGTTTGAAGGTAAGGTTATGGCAGGGGGAACTATTCAGTACTCAGCCCCTCCCGGTTACTTTGATGACTGCGTTATGGCAGCAGGTCTTGCCGTGCTGCTTGCAAAACAACGCCAACCACGTAAAATAAATACAAGTAAGAAATATTTGACATTTAGCAATACGCAGAAACGTAGATTTTTAACAGGTGTTTCATGACCGATGAACAATATAATAGATTTGAACACTTACGTTCTACCGTTTACGGTCAATTCCTAGACGAATTAAATACAGATGAAGATATGATGCGTGGCAATTACGCTGCGGATATTATTCCAGACGAATGGTTAGATGAAGGTTTACAACCCACAGTTCCTCCTACTGCATACGATGCAATTACTAATGCTGCTGATCATATTCTAACTACACCTAAAACATTTGTTCCTTCTAGGCCAGTTGATGAAAGCATGGAAGCTGCTAGAGAAATTGCTGAGAAGCAACGCCAATTCCATGACATGTGGTGGACTAGAGTATTCGAGGAGCAGGGTGACCCTCTCAAACGTGGTACGAAAAAATTGATGCTCGGTAAAATGGTTGTCAAGAAAACTATAGATTTTTCTATGATTCCTGATTTAGCTGATGAGCCTAATGCAAATGATAAAAGACGTTTTCGTAGGCAACTAGAGAAAGTGGCTCGTTCCAAGTTTCTTTGGAAAGTAGAAGTCATTGCACCTGAGACAGTGTTTGAAGACCCAAGCACTCCGTGGGACCCTCAGTATGTTTACGAATCTGCCAAAGTAGAAGTTGGCAGTTTACTTCGCTCATACCCAGCTCTTGAAGAAGAATATGGGCATGGGGATCTTATGCGTGAAGTTGAGTATGTCGAAATGTGGACAAAGCCACAGGGAGATGACCCCGGAGAGTTTGTAGTCTGGGTAGAAGGGACTAAGGTGCATGATGCTGTCAATCCGTATTCTTGGGAATCGCCTATCTCTACAGATGAAAACCCTGTATACGATGGTTATATCCCCTATGTTATAACTGATCCCGGATTTGGTGATGTCACTTCTGAGAACAAGCCAGAAGATAGATACGTTTCTATCATCAAACCAATTCGTAAAGTTCTTATTGCTGAAGCGCGTTATCTTACTGAAATGGAAGCATGGTTACGCATGTATGTGTTCCCAGCTTTAATTACAACAAACATGGATGAACTGGAAGATGGCGAAAAAGAGATACGCTTAGGTCCCGGATCGCATGTCAACATCAGACCTGACCAAAGTTTAGATGTACTACGTTGGGGTGAAGCACCTCTTACGTTGATGCAAGGTATGCAAAAAGTAAGCAACATTGCTGATCGGTCTTCTAAATTTGGTGCTATGGGTGGTACACCAATGGTAGGTGTAGACACCGCAACTGAAGCAGACCAGATGTTCCGTAACGCTGCTACTAAATTAGGCGGTCCAATCAATGCTTTACAAAGAGTTTGTCAGAAAATAAACGCATGGGTATTGATGGATATAGAACATATTCTTAATGCACCAGTTACTTTATACGGAGCGTTTGAATCAACTCCTAGTGAAATAACATTAACTCCTAGAGAAATAAATGGTTATTACTACAATACAGTAACATTTGAAACTGCTGATGCAAATATACTCAACTCTCGTAAGTCAAGACTATGGGCTGATCTATACAGGATTATGCCGGGTCTATCAGAACGAACAGCTATGGATAAGATGGGTATTACTAATCCAACCTCTGAACAGGAAGATCGTGCTGTTGAAGACTTGTTACGTTCTTCACCAATGCAACAAAGCGCATTGCTTATGGCATTAGCTGGGTTAGGTGAACCCGGTGAAGAAGTAAGGCAATCTTTGGAGAACACACTTTTAGAAGCTGGTAACAGGCAACAACGTATGCAAGGTGACGAACAGGCTGCTACTACATTAGACGCTCAGGGCAATCCAGTAGCTCCAATACCTAATGAAGCGCGTACTCAAGCTATGTTACAAGCCCCAGAAAGGCAGCTATTCTAATGACTAATTATAGAGAGCGTATTGTCCGAAGGGCTGCACGAACTGCTGCAAGGCAGACTATGCTATTGAAAAGAGTAAACGACGCTTTTGGAGAGACAGCAAACACTGAACGTAGAGATATAACATTTACTGAAGCTATGGAAGCATTAGACTCGATAACTCGCCGTCAAAGTGTGTATAATCAAACTAATGCTGCACCAATAGTACAGGCTATACCGCAAGTAGTATCTGGTGTTTATAGAAATATGAATGAAGGTCGATAATGGCAGGATTCAAACAACGTAAAAAACTCTACGGATTTTATGAAACAGGTGATGTGGCAGACCCAGAGAAGTTTAAGCCAAGAGGAGGACCTACCGGTACTGTTTGGAATCCTTTAACTCAACAATTCGAGAAAATAAAGCCTTCATCTACTGCTACTGCAGCAGGGTCTGCAGGTATGCTTAAAAACCTACCTAAAGCATTAGGCGCAGCAGCGAGATTTCCTGTAAAGCATCCTATTCTTTCAGCTGGTATTGCTCTTGGAGCTTGGGGTCTTTATGAATATTTTGGAGGAGAAGAAGATTCTCAAACTGGAGAGATTATCTATCCTACAGGAAGTTTACACGACAAAGGTTCAGGGATATTAAATCAAGCTATAGCTGCGGGGTTAGTGGATGATAATTGGGAGACTAGCTTACCACCAGAGTATGTTCAAGGAGTAAAGTCGCAAGCGGTAGGCTTATTAGCTGACAGTATTGCAGGTGGCAAAAAACCTACAACACAAGATGCTGCGAATATAATAAACCTATTAGCTTCTAGTTATATAAGCCAAATAGCTACAGGGCAGGAAGTAATTCCCTATGATATAGCAAGTCAAGTAGCTGGCGGTCTGTTAATTCCACATGGCCAACATTTATTTGCTGAAGCCGGAGCAGCAGGCGATGACGCTCTAATTGTTGCAAAACTTAAAAATGACTTTGAAAATCAAACTGGACATATATACGTTACGTCAGGTGAAGATTTTATAATTGGTCGAACTGATAATGGTGACTCTTACTTGTATCGCCCTGATGTAACTGATACTGGCCAAAATATATTCAACTATGATTCTGTAGTAGAGTACGGTGCTGACAATAAGGAACTTTTAGCCAGCTTACAGGGTGCTCTTGACATTGCAACTTTGCAAGAAGCCACTAAAGAAAACAATAAAATAAGAGATATTAATTTCAAAATAAAAGAATTAGCTCAAGACAAAGCAATAACTGATAGAGCTTTCAACGAAGGTGTAAGGCAGTTTAAGTTATCTCATGCGTTTGATGTGACTTCACATGCAGATAATATGGTGCTAGGTAGAGCCAATTTAACTGAAACAAATAGAGCTAATATTGCGCGTGAAGCAGAAAATATACGTCAATTTGATCTAAGTTTGAATGAACAGCAATTACAATTTGATATTAGTGATCGTCGTAGATTACAACAAATGCAAGAAGATGCGCGTCAAGCTGACGCTGCTATTGCGAATAATCTTAATCAAGCCCGTCAACAAACAGCAGAACGTATGCGAGACATCCTTCGTACCCCTGCCGACTATTTGGCTAGAGCTTATACTCAACGAGGTGAAGTAAGTCCATTTGGAGAAGTTACTCAAGCCGATCTTTATAACCAAGCCTTAGGTGAATACAATCAATATGCTCAGTATTTAGATTCTTTAGGTCGTGGCTTTAGGGCAAATTTAGAGGATGAGTTATCAAGGATTCAACAAAGAAGGCTATTAGGAGACGATCCTTCGGAGACAGGTTCATTCAATCCATTTACTCCACCTAAATTTCCATTTGACCCCGGAGGGTCACAAGGCTCCGGAGGGCCGGGAGGGTCGGGAGGGCCCGGAGGCCCCGGAGGACCCGGAGGACCCGCGACTAGCTCAGGCGGAATTGGCCCTATCGACGATACATCAGCAGGAATGTTCACTCCTACTCCTAATTTAGGTCCCGGCTTTTCACCTCAAGGATATCAAGCAGGAGATGCTGAATCGCCCGTAGAAACATCATTTTTTGGTCCTTCAACTGTTGGTCCAATAGATGATAATTTTGGAAGCTATCTTTACCCAGCAAATATGGGATACATTGCACCAGATATAGAAGATATCGATTATTTATCTACTGAACCACTAGCACCAAATTATCAACGACCTTCATTGCCTAGACGTTCATTACCGGGGATCAAAGGTGGCAGTTTGCCATTGCCAACATTGTCAGAGTTGCAAAATGTATGGGGTCAATATCAAAGTTTAGCAGGTACAGATTCTGGCGGAAGATTTGAACACGGTGGAGTTGCTCAAGGATTTGGTAATCCTATAGTTGTAGGTGATTCATCCGATGATGAAGAAAACCAAGAATTAGTAATGTCCTTCGGTAATGCCCCTATGGTAGTTCTTCCTTTGAATGAACGACAGCAAGCTATCATGGAGCAAGCAGGCAGAGTAGGACCACCAAGAGCAGAAAATGGTGGAGCTTTTGATCCATTTGAAGGATTTCAAGGAACCAATCAGTTTGTTACTCAAGA